AAGACAATTGAAGTTGGGCCGATGGCAAGCAACGACGAAATCAGGCTTGCCCTCCAAAACCCGTTCATCAGAACCGAGAACACGAAGATCATGACCATTGCAGACCAGCTCAAGGCAGCGCGGGCCCAATTGGCGGAAGCCCGTCAAGGCGCATCCAATGCCGTTGCGGAGTCCGCTGATGCCTCGCGCGTTGTCCTCCAGGAAGCCCAGAAGGTTCTCAAGGAGGCGGCTGATTTGAGGGCTGAGGTTGCCGAGCTGACCAATGGCGGACCGGCGTGAACAAGCCGAAGCCAATTCACGCGCGCAGGATTGTCGGTCGATCGGTCTGGCGGGTCCCAGACACCGGTTATGTGACGCCGCGTCTGAGGGGATCAGAAACCAAGGACGCGATTGGATTTGTGCATTCATTCGATAGCCCAAGCGACCTGAACGAGGCCGCTCGCAAGTATATGGCTAACCGTCGTGATTAGCATCTCCCACTGGGGCTTATTCCCCATCCCCCAGCGTCATCTATCCCCATCCTGGTATCAACAGCGGCGGGATGGCTCGGCGTGGGAGATCGTATTCGGCTGAATAACTTAACTTGTATGCAACATGGCATTTGAGCCCGGAAATCAAGAAGCCAAGAAGGCAAATCACAAGAAGCCCCGCATCATCACGCAAAAGCTGATTGCGAGGTTGAATGACGCGGAAGGCGCGGCGCTGGATCGTCTAATCAGTGCTCTGATCGCCAAGGCCCAAGAGGGCGATGTGCCGGCGATCCGCGAAATTCTGGACCGCGTAGAGGGCAAGGTGCCGCAAGCAGTCATCGGCGGTGATGACGAAGACCCGGCCATTAGCATGATCCACCGGATTGAGAGGGTGATTGTCGATCCTCAAAATCGAGACGGCTAGGGCGTTCCAGCCGCTCCTGCATCCGGCGCGCTATAAGGGCGCCTATGGCGGTCGTGGCTCTGGCAAGTCGCATTTCTTCGGCGAGTTACTCGTAGAAGAATGCCAGGCCACGAAGGGCACACTAGCGGTTTGCATTCGTGAAGTGCAGAAGACGCTGGCGCAATCCTCGAAGCGCCTGATTGAAAGCAAGATTGCGGCGCTTGGTGTTGGCTCCAACTTCCGGGTATTCAACGACAAGATTGAGACGCCCGGAGACGGGCTGATCATCTTCCAGGGCATGCAGGACCACAGCGCCGAGTCCATCAAGTCGCTGGAGGGCTTCCATAGGGCATGGGTCGAGGAGGCGCAGACCTTATCGGCGCGCAGCCTGTCGCTGTTGCGACCCACCATTCGCGCTGACGGCTCAGAGATATGGGCGTCATGGAACCCGACGCGCAAGTCCGATGCGATTGATGATTTCTTCCGTGGCCCCCAAGGGCTGCCCAAGGGCGCCGTTCTCGTTAAGGCGAACTGGCGTGATAATCCGTGGTGGAACGATATCCTGGAGGGCGAGCGCCAGCTAGAGCTGGAGCGCTATCCGGAGCGGTACGACCACACATATGAGGGTGACTACGCTCGAGCCTTTGAGGGCGCCTACTTTGCGGCGCTCTTGGCGGACGCTAAGCGCAAGGGGCGGATTGGCATCGTTTCTGCCGATCCTCTGCTGCCTATTCGTGCGTTCCACGACATCGGCGGCTCGGGCGCCAATGCCGACGCTTACGTGATCTGGATTGTCCAATGGGTCAACCAGGAGATTCGCGTTCTCGACTACTACGAATCCGTTGGTCAGGTCCTCGCCTATCACGTCAATTGGATGCGCGACCGCGGATACGAAAAGGCGATCAATTACCTGCCGCACGATGGCGTGAACGAAAACAACATTGTCGGCCATCGCTATGTGGACCACTGGGAACAGGCTGGGTTCAAGGTCGAGCCGCCGGTAAAGAACCAAGGCAAGGGCGCCGCTTCGATGCGAATTGAGGCTGTGCGCCGGCTTGGGCCGAAGATGTGGTTCAACGACAAGACAACGGAAGACGGGCGCCAGGCGCTGGGCTTCTATCACGAAAAGAAAGATGAAATTCGCAATGTTGGTCTCGGTCCTGATCATGATTGGTCGTCGCATGCTGCGGATGCGTTCGGTCTGATGGCTATTTGCTACGAGGAGCCGGGCAGGCAAGCGAACTTTAACCGGCCGATCCAGTACGCCAACATGGGCTATGCCTGATGGCTAAGATGTCCGTCCGCGATATCCAGACCATGCTGGCGTCTGAAAGGGCCGACGCGCTTGCCGCTATTACCTCGGCGCAGCTTATGGAAGATCGCGCGCAGGCTATGGCCTACTATTTGGGTGACATGTCGCAGGACATGCCGGCCCAGGACGGGCGGTCCAGGGCCGTTTCAACGGATGTAGCCGACACGATTGAAGGCCTGATGCCGTCCTTGATGGACATCTTCGCGGGATCTGATGAGGTTGTTCGGTTTGAACCTGTAGGGCCCGAGGATGAAGAGGCGGCCCAACAGGAGACCGATTACGTCAATCACGTCTTCATGCAGCAGAATCCCGGCTTCATGATTTTGTACGGGTTCATCAAGGATGCCCTGCTTTCCAAGACCGGGATTGTGAAGGTTTGGTGGGAAGAGCGCGAGCAGGAGCAGCGCGAGACTTATTACGACCTGACGGAGGAGCAATTCCAGGCGCTGGCCTACGCGGTTCAGCAGTCTGACGGCGCCATGAAGATTGTTGAGCACACCGTGAACAACGAGGACGAGGCTGCGGAGCCCGTGGAAGCGTCAGAGGCGACGAGCTAATGGACGCCATTAGGCCGGTTCAAATGCTACAGGCGATGCCGCCGACGCCGCCGAAGCCTGCTACGCACGATGTTACCATCGTCACGACCAAGAAGCTTGCTCAAGCCAAATGCCTTGGCGTTCCTCCGGAAGAGTTCGGTATCGAGCGCGGCGCCCGCAACATCAAGGATGCGAACTATTGCTTCCATGATGTTGTCACCAAGACCGAAGCCCAGCTTATTGCCGAGGGCTTTGATGAGGATCAGATCAGGGCTCTTGTCAGCTACGCCGGCAATACTGAGGTGGAGACCTTAACGCGCGACAGCGTTCAGGAGCACTACAATACGAGCGGCGGGGATAGCGCGAACACTGCTGCACGCCTTGTCAAGATCACCGAGCATTATGTACGCATGGATTATGAGGGCAACGGTCGGCCCTGCCTGTATCAGGTTGTTACGGGTGGCGATCAGGGGCAGGTTCTCAAGAAAGATGGCAAGCCCTGCATAACTGCTTTTGATGCTGTCCCGTTTGCTGCGACGACGCCGGTTCCGATTACCCATCGCTTCTTCGGCCGGTCGATTGCCGATCTCGTCATGCCCGTGCAGCGGGAGAAGACGGCTCTAAAGCGCGGGGCACTCGATAACCTCTATCTGCACAACAATCCTCGGGTTGAGGTTCCGGAGGCTGCGGCCGGCCCGAACACGCTGGACGATCTGCTGGTATCTAGGCCCGGCGGTATCGTGCGGACGAAGCAGCCCGGTATGATTCAGTGGCAGGTCGTCCCCGACATCACCGGCAGCATTTTCCCCATGCTGCAATATCTGGACTCCGAACTGGAAACCAAGACCGGCGTAACCAAGCAGGGGCAGGGCATCGATGCCAATGCCTTGCAGAACCAGACAGCAACAGCGGTCGCCCAGGTATTCAGCGCTTCGCAAATGCGTATGAAGCTGATCGCCCGCATCATGGCGGAGGGAGTGCGCGACATTTTCGCGCTGCTGCATGGCACAATCCGCAAGCATGGCCAGCAGGAGCAGACGGTTCGACTGCGTAACAAGTGGGTTCCGATCAACCCCCGCGATTGGAAGACCCGCGACGATATGACGATCAATGTCGGGCTTGGCTCCGGCGGCCGGGCGCAGCAATTCGCGCAAGTTATGGCGCTGGCCAACGTGCAGAAGGAAATGCTGGCCGGCGGCAAGGCAAATCTCGTTGGCGATCGCGAGTTGTACAACACCGCGGCCGAGCTGGTCAAAATCATGGGGCACAAGAACCCCGACAAGTTCTTCAACGATCCCGAGGCGAAGGATCCGCAGACCGGGCAGTTGCTGCATCCGCCCATCCAGCCGCCGCCGGACCCGAAGGTTATGGCAATTCAGGCCCAGGCGCAGAACGATCAGGCCGAGCTCGCCATGAAGGCGAAGCTTGACCAGCAAAAGGCGCAGGATGCTGCGCAACTCGCCCAATTCAAGGCCGAGGTGGACGCCAAGCTGAAGTTGATCGAGGCGCATCTGAAGGCGGTCGAGATGGAGCGCAAGGCCGCGCACGATCAGCAACAGCACCACGCCAAGGTAGCTGAGACCGTGGTTGATATGGTTGCCACGGCACACGCTCATGATGCGAAG